CATTAGTTGGTATCGTATATTGGGTTGGTAACAATATTTGTCCGTTACGGTAAACTTGCACTACATTTACGCCACCTACTATTAATGTATCACTTTGCGTCCAAGTCAAAGTTGAGGAAGAAATATTCGTAAAATCTTGTCTTGCGTAAAATCTACCCGTTGTATCCGCGTATGCTTTGGTTGCGTAGTTGGCTAACATTGCAGCCGTATCACTTACTAAAAGTGTTGGCGTTGTATCTCTCCATAAACCATTAGAATAATATAAAGAGGCATTTGTAACTGGCGAAGAAATAGCCACATCATGAAGCTCGTTTAATTTATAACCCGATGCTACACGAATGGCTATTGTGCCATTGTTTGAAGATGAATTAATACAAAAGCCGATAGGCATATCAAGGTTAGGCGCAATAGGCTCAACATCTGTCCAAACACCAGCCGTAGTTGGCGAAGGGTAAAGAATTGCACCATCCGCAAAGGTATCGGTGTTGACTTGTCTTATCTTGCCAAATGAAATAACGTAACCATCATCACCGTTAGTTAAATCGTGTGCGGTTATTCCTAATAGCAATTTTGCATCTATTGTGCCATTTGCTATGAATTTAGATACAGATATACGACCACTTGCTCCTAATGTACCACTTGCGTAAACAAGGCTATTTTTTGCAATGGTTGAGCCTGTTTGATTTTTTACCAACCAAAAGTTTTTAAAGCCTATTTCATTTGGCACTTGGTCATACATTCCTAACACAACCGTACCTAACTCATAATCCCATCGCATTTTAGCCGTGTCAACATTGTTAGGTGAAACACTTGTATCAAAAAATAAAGAGTCAACAGGCTGCGTAAATGATCCGCCACCTACTAAAGATGCCCAGACGCCTTGTTTCCAAACATAAATACTTCCCGTTACACTATCTAACACTAAATAGGCTTTTACATTCTTATCTGCATAGCTTGTCGGCTTAGTTATTGTATCAGAAACAAGACCTCTCCAAACCAATCCGTTTCCCGTAGTCTGAAAACCAAGTCTTTGTTTGTTGCCTGTGATTGGGTAGGGAATGGAATCAATAGAGGCATAAGATAACCCTGCCACCAATAAGAAAGCAATAACAAGTCCTTGGCGTTTGTTCCCTACTTTGTCAATGGTTTTGCCTATAAACTTTCTGGCTATTCCCATTACCAATTCATTGGCTAAAACCTTGGCAATGTTCCCAACGGCTTTTAAAAACTTTCTTTCTTTTTTAGGTGCTTTAATTTCTTCCATTATACAATTATGAAAAATATGACATAATTAGAACCATCGTAATGAGTAGATGAATCTATTGTTATAACTGACCCAGCAACGGAGAATTGACTACTAATTAATTCCTGACCATTTTGGAAAATTAAAAGTTGCTCTAAATTTGAAGGTAATACGCCTGCATTTTTTGTAACGGTTAAAATGGCTGTATAGCTATTTAAAAAGGATTCTTTAAAAACTTTTGTAACACTACTATTTTGAGTATTAGGTTCACTGTTATTAGGTGTAATAGCACCAGTTCCTGCAACTCCCCCAGCAGAATGATTTGATGTTCTTCCCGAATCAAAATCCAAACCACGGTATAAAACTGTTTTTTCAGTATAACCCATTATGATTGATCTATAATTTGTACAAATGTACCACTTACTATATCTGTAAGCAAATCTAAACTTGCGCTTTCCATTACATAAGTTAAACCATCTACCTCTATAGCTTTGTGTGGATACCAAGGTTCGTTGAGATCTAGCATTTGAAATGACATACTAACCATTTTCTTAACAGGAAATAATTGACCTTTAATTATTTCATTTACCAATAATTGATTAATGTTTTTACCCGTACCCGTGTTACCAACTCTCCATCCTGTGCCATCTGTAATTTGCCAAGCATTTGAATCATTCTTTACACGGATTGCACCAGGTGAACCTAAAGAAGGACCATCACCAATGAATACTCTTTTTTTGACACTAATGCTACTTGTGTCATTATTAAACGAACCAAACACAACAACGTCATTTTGCCCATTTAAATTACCGGCCGCAAGATGTTCCATAAACAAATTACCTAACTCGTAAAATTTAAGATAACTTGTAAGAAGGTCTGTATTGTTTGCAGTTTGTACCCTTGTTAACATAAACCTTACACCTAAATCACCACTTTCTGGCATTTGAGGACTTGTCCAATTTACAATTATATTATCAACACTTCCACCATTTGCTGGTAGTGTAGTTGAGCCACCAGGTATTACAAACTTGTAATAATTAAATGTTTGTTCCCATGTTTGAGCAGTAAATGTATGTTGGAATCCATTGTAACTCACCTCTCTTCTTAGCCAATATTTTACATGGTTTACTTTTACATAATTAATTTTACCCCTAAATGATGTATTAGGGTCAAAAGTTAATTGTTCAGTATTTATACAAACAATTCTTTCGTAATATTCACCACTAACAGTAATATTATAGGAGTCGCCACCTAGTCTTACTCTTAATGATCCTGCGTCAACCTCTATTCCAAATGAAATATAATATGTTTGCCCAGCTACAGGAGTAAAGTTAGTATACACTAAATTTCCTGTTGCATTAATTGCATTAGCATAACCTAATGCATCGCCATTGTCATCAGAAAAAAACCAACCACTACCTAATGTCCATGTTGTAATTTCGGGAGATCTATTGGCAGTTAAAAAGTCGATAAGATTTACGGCAATTGGTCTAAGTTCAATTACAAATGCACCCTCTACAATATGTTCAGCTATAGGTGAAACACCAACTTGACTATCGCGGTATTTCATTACACTTGTAAAAGTTATTGTAGCTTCGTTATTATTATAATCCAAATCTTTCGAAGCAAAAAATTCAGTTGCTAAATTATTAAATACTTTACCAGCCAATAAATTTACACTAGCAATATGCTCATATTCTATATCTAAATCTTTTATATGACCATAATATCCCCATCTACCGGATGCAAGTCTTAATAATTTTGTTTCAGCGTCACTATTGTCGTTTACAATTGATGTTTCAAAACTACTTTGTTGTAATAAGGTAGATGTTAAATAGTATATATTTATTAAAACTGCTGAATTTAAATAGCTATTAGGTTGAACCATAAAAAATTTTCTATCACTAAAAAAGAAACGCATACCTAATGGTATCATCATTCTTTTTAAGACATCATAGCACTTCATATAAGTAATATTGTCTTTAGTATCTATAGTGTAAAAAACCTTGTGGTTTATGCGCATCCTTATTAAAGGATCTATACTGGATGAATAAGTCCAACTGTCTTCATGCCAATTAAAAGCTGATGCTAATACACCTACATTTGTTCCATAAATAGATGGTACATAAGTTATTTTTTGCAAACAATTATTTACATGATTTATAATTGTATCGTCTCCTTGATAAAAATCATAGCCTTCTGGTTTATAATCAATACCTTTTAACCAACCAATACCGTCAATTGCATTTATATCGTAAAAATATCCTACTGACAAAGCAACATCATCGTATTCAACAAGGTCAGCTAAAACATAGCCGTACCAATAAAAATTAGGTGAATTACTAAGGTCATAACCAGTAAGCCTAATAGTAAATCTACCTTCTGGACTAACTAAAAAGTCTGTTAAAAATTGCTCCTTAACATTGTCGTTTATTAAAATAGTAAATTTAAAGTTAGATGCTATTATAGGAGCGTACCTTTCTAAACCATTTTCAACATCAGACTGCCATGTTATTTCCGAATTAATAATATCAACAGTACTAGAAACACCAGAAAAGTTAACATCATCTATTACAAGATAATATTTGCGACCTTTTTCAGAATAAAATGTAGAGGTGTACCTTGTAGCCATTATCTTATTCTTGTGTTTATGTTTCTTGCTTTTTCCATTATAACTAACAAATCACTTCCTTCAACTCTTGTAGTTAAAACATAAGGATTTCCACCACCTACATCACCTAACATACTTTTAAGTTTAGACAATGGAGCAATAACTTCGGGGTCATAACTTGCTCCACGGTTATCACCAACTGTTGCCAAAGTAGGACCAAATGCCAAACCACCCTGTGCAAGTTTAACAGTATCCATTTTTGATTTAAGAAAAGATATAGCCGCAATACCCAAACCAACCGCAAGAATAGTACCTAAAGGATTTCCCTTTGTACCATCTAATGCAGCGGTTACATTTTTTACTAAAAGTAATTGTAAAGCTGAATTTACTGCGTCTAACATTACATTTACAAAAGTTTTACCAAATGCTAATGCGGCATTTTCTCCATTTGCTAATGCAGTACCTAAAGCAACAAAACTATCGGCTAATGCATTGCCTAAATTTACCGACAAAGCTTCACCAACAGTATCAATTGCCTCTCCTAATTGGAAAAAAGATTCTCTTAATTTTTTTATATTTTCTGTTGGTTTAGGGTCTGAAAGTTTTTGTCTTAATTTATCTATTGCTCTTTCGCCTTCAGAAAGTCTATTTTGTTCTAAAAAATCACCAAGATCACCGCCTACAAGTTTATCTTGAATTATTGGACTAAATGTAGCAACAGTTTCTCTTCTATTTGCTTCGTCATTTATTGCGTTTTGTTGTTGTTCATTTGCAGCATCTGCTTCGGTTGGTAAAGGTTTAAAATCAGTCCATGAGTCTATTTTCTCAAGTTTTTGTAATGCAGTAATAACACCTTGTATCTCAAGTTTTATAGAGCGTATTTGAGTTGCTAAAGCCTCCGCTCCTTTAGAATTTTCCCCATACAATAAAACTTGATCTTCATATCTTTTTTCAAGATTTTTTAATGTTTCTTGTAGTTGCTCAAATTTAGTTTTTGTTTTATCAGCCCCAGCACTAAAAGTATTATCACCAGATAATATATCGTCTAATACTGGAGCGTCTCCAATTAATTTTCTTAATTCTTCAGATGTTTTTTTCCATGCTTTTTCTATAATTACACTTTCTTTTTGTATTTTTTCTACTTCTTTATAAAGACTTTTAATATTTTGATTAGCAGACACGGCATCTATAGCATTAAAAAAACTTATAGGTGCTTTTCCAGATGATATTTTTCTTAATCTTTCTATTTCTAAGGTTTTTTCTTTTTCCTTATCTAATAAATCTATTGACCTTTGTAATTGTTTATCCGCTACACCCTGAAGCCTCATTATGTCAAACTTCTTAGTCAATTCTGTATTTAGTACGGTCATTACACGAGTCATATTATTTAAATAATCTTGCTCGGTTTTTAAATCTGGTAAATATTGTCCGTATTTATTTTTTATATCAGTCAATAATTTAAGTCTTAAATTATTACTAATATTGGAATCTTTTATAAGTTTAAAGTTTAATTCTAATTCTGTTATTTCCTTTCTCATAGCCTTTGCCGAAGATGACAAATGCCCAGATAAATCATCAATAGGTTTATTGGCTTGAATTACACTATATGCAAAATAACCAATAGCTGCGGCAGCTGCTAAAGCCATTGTTACCCAACCACCAGCTAGTACTTGATATGTACCAGTAGCTTTGTTTAGTTTAAACATTACGGCCGTTAATTGACCAAACATCATGGTTATTGTACCAATAGCACTTCCTAATTGACCTACAACCCAAAGTAAACCACCTGCAATAGCTATATATTTTGCACCATTAATCATGTTGCTTTGCATAGCATCACTTAAACTACCCCACCAATTTAACATACCTTCAATAGTATTAGAAATAGATTCTAATGCTCCTTCTAAATCTATATTTTTAAGTATTGCCTTTCCAAGTTCAACTTGAGTAAATTTAAGGCTATCTTTAAAGTTATCAATGTTATTTCTTAATCCACCCGTTGCGGCTATAACCGCTGGTAAGGTTTGTAAAGAGGCCACCAATTTCATATTAAAATCAGCAGCCGCTATACCGGTCTCCCTAACTTTTTCTATATTTCTTGTGCCAAATGCTTTCTCTAAAGCATCTCCTATCAATGGTACATTCTCCTGTAGTATTCCAAAGTCTTCTTGTAAGATTCTATTCTTACTAATCATTTGAGTTAACTGCTTTGTAACAGAGGCAAGATTAACCGCACCACCGCCACTTGCAGCAATGGCAGTACCAAAACCTATTAAAGTTTTTCTTGCGTCTTCAGCACTTAATCCAACCGCCTGTAAATTAACTGAACCTCTTACCGCTTCTTCAAATCCAAGACCTGGTAATTTAGCAGCCTCTTTGAGTTTCATCATTTCACCAGCCGCAGCACCAGCACCGCCCATTATACCAGACAACGCTCTTTCTAAACTATCAAAATCAGCAGCAGCATTTACGGCAGTAGCACCAACGGCCATTAATGGGGCAGTAAAACCAAGGCTAATGCCACGTCCTATAGCAAGTGACTTTTGGGAGAAAGCTGTAATGTTTCTGCCAATTGTCTTTAAGCTTCTCTCAAAAGGAGTCGCATCAGCCCTGATTTTTATACTAAGTATTCCTGCCATTGTTTAAATCTTTTCTCCGACACTTTTGGTTGTTATAACTCCGTCCATAAACTTCATCATATCATAATCTTTAGTTGTCAATTCTCTTTTCTTCTTTTTATTATCCCACTCAAATTTAATCAAATCTGTTGGTTTTAATTGTGCATTTTTACCCGTATGTGGCATAACACTCCAATAAGCCATAAACCTAGTTTGTTCCCAGGTTCTTCTGTATTCCGAATCTTGTCTATCAAAATGACCTTTAATTTTTATAAATAATTCTCTTAGGTCAAATTGATTCATTTCATCCGGTGTCATCTGTAAATCACCCAAACACAATCTTTCTATATCCTCTACCTCTATTACTTTTGCATTTGGGTCACTTATTTTTTTTCGTTTGGTTTTTCACCTCCCATACTTTCTGACAACAATTCACTAAACTTATTTACCATGTTGTAATCATCAATAAGTTCAGCAAATGTTTCTAAGGTAAATGGATTTTTTTGTTCTTCCCTTTTATAGCCATTTTGTACACCTAAATACAATACCTCATACAATAAGGTTAGATCATCTTCAAGTGCTTTGCTAAATTCAGAGAATTTAATTTTTTTCTGTTTAAGGAATAATGACAATGCATAACCACCAATTTTGAATGGAATGTCTTTGTCTTCAATTTTTACATGATTTACCGAGGTCATAAAAATAATTTAAAAGTTAAAGGCTAAAGGGAGCAAGACTTTCTTGCCCCCAAATTAGCCTCGTGTAAATATTATGCAATTGGAGTAAGATTTATTGTGGTACTGTAAGCACCTTGTCCAGCACCATTAACTGCGGCTACTCTAAATGTATGTGAAGCATTTAGGCTTAATACACCAGCAGTAATTGTAGTTGTTGCAGTAGTACTAACACCATCGCTAAATGTTACATAAGTAGTATCATCACCGCCTGCAAGTTTATATTGAACTACATAATCTGTAAGTGCAGGTTTACCAACCGCAGAAGGTGCAGTCCAAGTTAATGTTATTGCACCACCAACACCAGCACTACCATTTAAGTTAGTAGGAGCAGCTAATACCGCATTAGTAATTTTTGTTACTGCGCCATTAATTCTTAAAGATGCTGATGCAGTTACGTTTTCTTGATTAGATGAGTTAAGTGATAAACTTTCAATATAAGCAGAGAAAGTATATATTGAATCATCAACCACGTCTGTAGTGTAGGTACAAGTAATTGCTCCGCCATTATTCCAAGTATCAAATAATGTATTGAATTTAACATTCGCACTAGTGTCACCTACATCGGCAAATAGTAATTCAGTTGAGAAAGTTGCAGATTTTTGACCTGGGGCAACTTCAACCCAAGCGGACGTATTGTCTTTGTGTGCGATTTCTCGCATCGCTCTTGTTAAGTCTAATGTATCAGATGTTGAGTATGCTACCGCAACGTCTCCTACATATAAACGCAACAATGATCCATTTACAATTCCTGTAGTAGGCATAGTTATTTTATTTTAGTTTTGTTTTTAATTGGTTTTTCATCAAAATCAATTCCTTCACCATCTTCTTCCTCTTCCATTGAATATAATTCACTTTCCGGAACAATTATAGGAACGTAAACCATTTCTTTTTCTGGTTCTGCTTGTTGTTGTGGATATACCTCAACACTTTGACCATGATATTCTTGTGCGTAACCTAATTTAATAAGTTGACTTGCTTTTGCAGTCAATACATCGCAAACATTACCAACAAGAAAATTATCATACTCTTTAATAAATATTATTCTCATATATTATTGATTTTAAACAAATAATCTTGAACCATCCAATATATCTTATCCTCCATTATAGGATCTCCTGTAGTTTCATCTTCAAATACAACCCAATCTACTTTTACATTAGAATAAGTACCTCTTTTATTATCAAAAGCCACTCTTAATGCATCTGCAACATTGTTTGATGTATCGTAATTTTTAGAATAAATAAAAAAGTTAATCTTAAATTCATCTTTAGGACTAACTAAATTTTTAACTCTTGTCGGATTAGTGTTTACTTTAGTGTAAGTAATATATGGATAGGTAACTTCCATAGGTGCTTCTTCTGGATAAATTCTAGTTCCAATTAAGCTAACCAAATTAGCGTTAGCAGCAGCCATAGCGTATATTACATTTCCAATATTCATTATGTTCTAGTGTATGTTAATCCAGCGCTCCTGGTTTCTCTTTCAATAATTCTTTCAGCACCTCTTATAATTATGTCACCCGTTCTTTTTTCAGCTTTAATAAATCCTTGTAATAAGGCTTTATTTCTAAATTCATTTGCTCCACCAAATACAAAGTTTGCATAGTAAGCATCTGACTTGTTTATACCATCAAACGGACCTTTATCCATTTTTGTTGGGTACTGTTTTAATGGTCCTATGACAATAGTATCCTGTCTTCTTAACCTTGGTTTAAAGGGATTAATAACTTTTATACTATTCCTTAAATGACCAGCCTTATAAGTAACCTTTATTCTTCGAGTTGATTTTTTGCTTTGTATGTACCTATAATGTTCGGGAAACCTATATACAGGAATTTGAGGTTTAATAGCATCAATCATAGGTTTTGATGCATTAGTAATAATGTCAACTTTATTTTGATTCCAATCCCTCATTGCGTTGGTTCTTAAATGCTCAAGGGCTTTCATTACATCTCTATCGTAAATTTGTAAGGTCATTGAATATTCACCTCTAACAAACTTACCACCTTGTTCAGCTAATCTTTGTTCGTTCCTTGCCCTTGCGTAGGCAACTCCTCTTTCTGTATGTCCAAATGATAATGGTCTTCTTGGCATATTAGTATGACGTTCTAAATGTTCCTAAACAATCCATAAACCTTCTATCGTTACTTACTTCAATTCTTTCAATTTGAAATAAATCATTGCGATATAAAAATCTACTTTTAATAGTAACATTTGTGTTAAAACGAATAGTAAATAATATTTTTTGCTGACCAACAATTTTATCAGCATCTTCTTCTTCAAAACCAGTTTTATAATCTACAGAAGCCCATAGGGTAGCAATATTAGTAAATGTTTCTAATTGAAAACCACTAGCAGATTGAGATATTGTTCTGTTTTGCAAAACTACTCTTTCTCTCATTTTTCCAACAACTTCACTTTTATTATACCCAATCATATTTATACCTATTTAACATTACATCTGTAGCGGTTGGCATTTTATGAACTGCATCACCACGATTATCATACATTGAAGCAACTAGTTTTAAAATAGCTATCCTAATGTCTGAAGGACAATCTGTAGCAGAAGTTCCATATCCAGCAGTATAAGTAATAGTTACATCGTTTAAAGACAAGTAAGTGTCCGGAAAGTCTTGATCTACTGCTTCACCTATAATGCCTCTAAATGTATCTACCTCATATAAACTTGGTGATAATACTTGAGAAACACCATTTTCATCTAAATAAGTAATAGATGATACCGCAATACAAGGATATACTAACAATTTAATTACGTTTTCATAATCAGTTGCTACTTTGTAGCTTGATGGAAAACGCTCTAACTTTTGTACAATAGTTTTTGTAAGGGTAGATATATTTTGTCTTGACTCTACGGCTTGTCTTGCGGCCTTTAGCATTGTAGTAATAAGAGAGTCATCAGTCGAATCATCAACTTTCAAATAATTTTTGACTTCCGCAGATGTCCATAATTCATTTGTCTGATCGACTGTTACTCTCCAAATTTTCATCGCTTAATTGCTTTTTTAGGTTTTTCACTAATCTTTGTTTCTATAACTGGATTATTTTCAGCTACAATAGGTTTATCTGTTAAGGATTCAGCTATTCCTGCTTTAATCAATTCCTTTGCCGTCATCTCATTTAATTCAGCCACATCCCCTTGAAAATATGCAAGGGAATGTGGTGAACCAGATGGCGATTGGATAAATCGCACCTTCATATTATGGATTTTTAGCTACAAAATACGCAGTATACTTAGTTGACTGTGTACCAACACCAGTTAAAACTAATCTATACTTAGTGCCACCAATTAAGGCATCTTCGTTAGATTGTACCATTCCATTTACATTAAGTGTATCTAATGTAGCAACGCTGGTGTAATCAGTAGAACTTGCCGCTTGTCTTACTGTAGGCAAAATGTATGTAGTGCCGGACAAGTTAGTAGCTACAATAGACCAATAACCGCTCCATGGGCTTAATAAGCTAACAGGAATAGTAATGGTGTCTATTTCAGCATCGGTAATTGTGTCACTTACTGAATAGCTATAAAAAGTGCTTGATGCATCATCATAGTTAGCATCAAGTGTCTTGCTTCGGTCGTTTTTAAATGCAGTCAATCCAATAGCAGCAAAAACAAACAAACCAATTAAAATATTCTTCATTTTATTAAGATTTATATACCAGTAATATCCGCATCTTTAATAGCGGCAAATGATTTAGCATGACGAACGGCAGAATCCCACCAAGAGTTAACTACAATGGTAACCAATGCATTTTTGCTTGATGAGTATGGATCAACCACAACATCTAAACCAGCCCATTGTCCAATTAACAATTCAGCAAAGTTTCCAAAAATTACTGAATGTAAATCAGTTCCACCACCTTTAGTTAAGTTACTTGGTACTTGCGTAGAAACGTAAGCACGGTAGCCATTTAACAAGTCAGTTCTAACTCCTTGTTGTCCAACTGGTGGCGCACCATCATTCCATACAAACTGGGCAGTACCACTTGCTTTCTCAGTATTCTTTAAGAAACCTCTTACACCAGGTGTAGTAAGGTAAGCTAAAGTACCAAAGTCAGCATTATCAGTAGCCAAAGCAGTTTCAAGGTCAATAATATGCTTGTATGTCAAAGGACCACCATCAGTACCGATTGCAACCGAACCAATACCAGCAGTATTTAAAATACCGAAGAATGGTTGTGTTGAATTATCGCCATTAATCAAAGCATAATCTAATGCTCTGTTAACTGCTTCGCTCAAACGATTTCTTACAAAATTCTCAACGTCAATAGATGATTGAACAAGTAATTGCTTAGAAATATCAGTAAAAGCACCCAAACGATTAGGTGACATACTAATTTTATCAAAAGTTGGGCTTGTTTCATCATTGGCAGAGTTTTCAGTTTCCCAAACCGCAGTAGCCGCAGCATCATTACGAGGAAAATCTAAATTACCAGTCAATCCTGTAAGTAAGGTTGCACCAGCTTGAATAACTGCCAATCTTGGGTCAAGAAATGGAATCAAATCACCCAAAATGGTTGGTACAGTATTACCACCAGCAACCGCACTCGTAGCAGTCATATCTCTCTTCTCATTCTTTACAATCATCTTAGGAATGTAAAGATTACCCGAAGCAGAGATACCAGCTTGTTTAAATTCTCTTTCAGCCTCTTGGTGCATCTCTAACTCTAAACCATCAAGGTTTTTGTTATTAGCAATAAGATTAGCTGCTCTAAGGAATGAATAACCTTTTTTAACTCTTTGCTCATCGTTAACTTTGTTTTCGTTAACTTTTGTTGCAGGAGTAGCCATTCTTTTAGTTTCGGCCTCAATCATCAAATGATTATCAATATCATTCTCTAAATTGGTAACCTCTGTCCTAATCGTGTTTAACTTTGACCTTTGATCGTCATTGGCATTTGCACCCAATGTTTCGATAGCAGAAATCAAAGTGCGCATTTCTTCTATTTTAGCGGAACGCGACTGTTTTAATTCATCTGATTTCAACATTTTAATAATTTTTTAATTTGTTTAAAAATTCAACAAACTCATTGAAATTGCATTCCGCTTTTTCATTTTGTTGAATATGTTTTTCCATATTCCTAGCAGCAACAGTAGTATTCGGGTTAGCCGGATATGTTACTGGAGAAACATCATATACTTTGTTAATTTTCTTTATTGTTCTTTTCCATCTTCCCTCCATTAACTCCCATGCATCACCATCTTCTTTGATATCAAAAGCAAATGATGATTGATAAATATCGCCTCTATTTATTAAAATCATTACATCCTTAGCTGCGGATGTTTCTGGAGGATTAATAGTGTAAACGAGACTTTTATCTTTTACCTCAATCTTTAATGTTTTGTTTTTAACCCTACCAAGTACAATGTTTTGGTCGTGATTAAATAAAGCAGCTGCCTCGGAAAAATCAGCATAATCAAAAGCGTGTTCATCTATAGCTTCGTCAAAATACCCCATATCATAAGCAGAATTTAAAGACGATGCAGTTCCTTGAATCTCATTATTTTCAAGGCTTTTATATTCAATATTAAAATATCTTGTTTCCATATGTTATTGTTGTTGAACATTATTTTGTTGACCTTCAGTTGGTACTTCCCTACTGTTAGACGCTAATGGCATACCAAACTTATCACCGCCTTCGTACGGGTTAAATCCTTCAAGATTTCTTATTTCATTAGGAGCAATGGCTCGAATATTATAAAGTTTAGTGTAAAATTCTGCTCTAGCCATAACATCACCACGGTACAATTCATCGAGATCTAATTTAACATAGTATTTGCCCCAATCTTTTTGTGGAAATAGCTTTGTGTTAAATTCATTTTCAATTCGCTTAGTCCACGCTCTTAAAGTGTACTGAACAAATATTCTGTTTAATATCTCAATGTTGGTTGTAGATATATTATTGTTTCCTAAAAGCAAAAAGCCTGGAACACCAGTTAAATTAGATATATCCTCAATAGTTAATTTTCTTGCATCAATATCTGCAGCTTCTAACCTTGAGGCAATAGGTTTAAATTTAAATCCAGCCTGTAGAAAGGCTACACCCTGTTGATTGTTAGGTCCGGAGTGTTTATCTGCCCAAGACTTCTTAATTACATTTAACTGATCTTCGTTTAAGATTAAATCTGTTTCAACAGTTCCACTTAAATTAGTTCCTTTAGCATAAATGTCATTACCATAGTCAATTTCGTGTAATGCTCTTGATAAAGTGGTTTTACCAGCCTCAATCAAACTTTTACCCCAATAACCGTTCTCACTAAATGATTTTATGTGTAATACCTCTAAAGAACTATAAATTTCCGTACTACCTTCTAATTTATAATAAAACTCATCGTTTATCTTGTACATTTCCCAAGGAACATCAACTAAATGTAAATCAATTACATTTCCTGCTTGATTTCTGTTTGGTATAATGAGAACATTGCCACTTTTGGTAGTCATTGAACCATTTACCGCCTGTCTTATTATAGCTTCACGAAAACTAAAAGTATCGTATTTGCTTGATGGTCTGTATTTAATTAAAGAGTACAAAGGATGACTTATTGCCTCAACAACATTGCCATCGGCTTTAGTTTCGTATATTGAAAATGGTAAAGATGCAATTTGCTCCGATAAAATAGATAATGCCCTAAAATAGGCTGGTATAGACAGGGATGTTTCGTGACTAACTCTTCGTTGGTTAGTTCCAAACAATTCTTGGTACAATTTCCAGTCTTTGGCAGGACCAAGATTGGTAATTCTACTTCTTTTAATGAATTTTACTATTTTATTCAAAAATTCCATATTGCAAAGATGATTATTAATAATTTTATATGCAAATAAAAAAATTAACCAATTATCAAATTAAAATCTAAATTAATTTTGTTTTTAGGGTCAATAGCCTCACCAATAGCCATAGCTGCTGCAACCATACCGTCAATTTTCTCATTAGATTTCCTCTTGTCAAACTTAACTAATCCTGTAGAGTTAATAATTAATGCCACATTTGATAACATCCACTTTGCTACCGGATCACCATCGTGAAAAACTCTTTTCCCAATTATCATTTTCTCAAACTCACATATAGGTGTATTCATCTCTGGAAAACTTTGTGGGAATGGTTTTACATTAACACTTCTTTCTTGTAATGATATGACAACGTGTGTTGCTCTCCAAGGGTCATATGCTAAACTTCTAATGTTGTATTTTTGGAATAATAGGTAAATATCATTAATGATTACGTCATTATCTACAATATTACCATTTGTAACCTTAATACTTCCATTTAAAGCCCAATCCATATATGGAACACCATCTCTAAGACTTCTATCTTTTACATTTTCTTCGGGTATCCAGTATTTCCACAACAAAAAGGCTGGTTTGCCGTCAAACTCTGGGAAGAATAAGCAAAAAGCACTAATATCAATCGTTTGAGCCAAATCCAATCCACCAAAAGCTGGTCTGTTTAATAAAAAGTCATTAGTGATTATCATTTGACATTCATTCCAGGCATTTTCGTTAATCCATGTCGCATGAGTATTTGTCCAAAAGTTTAGATTCTTTGTCATAAAGCCAATTTGCTTGGCTGCACCTTCATTTATGGCTTTTGTGTACTGGTCTTGTAAATAACCCATACCAATTGTCACATTCATAGATGGATTAGACTTAACCCAATTATTACTATCTTGCCAATCATCTTCCTCATCTAAAGAAAATATTAAAGGAAAAACCGCATCATCGTGTTTATGACCTTTAATAATATCTACACACACTTTTCTCAACTGGTAACACGGACTTTCCTTATTAAATCCAGCGGTAGTAGTAATTAGAATTAATGGCTGACTTCTACTACCAATACCAGATTCCATAATTTCAAGTACCGAACTGTCGGGGTGCGCGTGAAATTCATCCACTATAGCCACATGGGGATTTAGCCCATCTAAAGTTTTAGCATCAGATGATACAGGAATCATCTTGGAGTTTGATCCGGTAGAGTAAATTGAGTGCGCTCTTACTTGAACCATCTTGTTTACCGCTGGGCTATCCTTTTTTAAATAATCCAATATCACTTTCGCGGCATCCCAACATATCCTTGCCTGGTCACGGGTAGTAGCAGCCGTATAAATCTCTGCACCCTTTTCTTGATCAAGTATAAAAGAAGCTACCGCAGTAAGGGCAGCAGTCTCCGTTTTTGCGTTCTTTCTTGATATTTCAAGGTAAACCTTCCTAAATCTACGTTTTTTGTCAATTTTACGCTTCCAACCAAAAATCATAGCCCAAAAGAACTCTTGCCATGGCATAACATTGACATTCATGGCAGCATACTCACCTTTAGTCAATCTACAGACTTTCATAAAGGAAATATAGGTATCTGCAGCCTTTTGGTCGTAATAGTAAGGAAAATTAGCATTTTCCGACTTCTTTACGTCATCATAGTGTCTTTGGATGGCTAACTTAGCATACTCACCAATCAATTCTTTTTCTAAGTCAAACATTATGCGTTCTTAATTAACTTCATGATTGGGTCTTCTTCCTTTTTGTCTGCTCTGTTAAAGTATTCAAGCTTTAACCTTGCCTTCGGATCAAGTCCAAACCTATCAGACATATCATTGTAAATCTCAACTGACTGCTTGAACATAGTCCACTCTGGAGAAATCTGCTGAACACCATTAGGGTAAACAACCACACCATCGTTTTTAAGGATGTTATTAGCAGCGTGTTGTATAACAGTCAGTAACCTTGCTAACATATTGATAGCAATTATGTCAACATTATAACTTGCATCAGCAGATTCAAGGTGCTTTTTTACTAATTCGACGGTATTTTGCTCCTCATCGCTTAAATCAAATGGATTATGAGCAATTATAGCCTGTGCAGTCATTTTTTTAATTCGACCTCGTTTTAAAGTTCCTTGTAGTTCTTTTAACTTTTCTGTTTTCATTTCATTGTACTTTTTTATCAATAATTGCCTTTATTATGTCTTCCTTGGACGATGGTAGGTAATAACCATCAGAACTAGCCATTCTAGCCGGAAGATAACCTCTTCCTTCCATATTACTCTTCACATGGTGACACCGTTTGCACAAAGTAAACAAGTTTCGCTCATCGTACGGATGACCACCGTCTAAGATTCTTATAACGTGGTCAGCAATTCCATTGTTGTTACCATCAGAGCAATCCGTAAAAATGCCTTTAGCCTCGCAAACCTCGCACATTGGTTTTCTTGTCTTTTGCAAATGACGAAGACGTTTCCACAACGGAGTGCCATAGAACTTGTTTTCTTCTTGATTTTGGTGAGGTTTCCTCTTAACTGGGTTCTCGAACCGACGATATGATTTATTGTTTAATATTGGCATATCACAAAAGTACAATTATTTTTTTACACCCACCCTTGATAATTTTGGATTGATTAGAGATTGAC